TCATCTTTTTAACATTTCATATAAAGCATCGCCAATAATTTCCTCGTTATTGCCTCCAGATTCAACTTGATAGATGATTTTTGACATTTGTGGTTCAATAAGGAAGTATAACATTTCTATCTTTTCACGAAAAAGTACCTGATAATATACTGCGTCTTGAAATTTAAGTTTATTTGCGGCCAGTGCGGCCACTTCGGCTTTAGAATAAAGAGTCACCACTTTAATAAGCCAGCTGGACATTTCATTAACTTTTTGAATATATGATTCTTGAAACTTGCCACTGCTTACAATCAATTTGGCAATTGTCAGTGACAGAGCCATCTTACTCGTGCGCTCTGCTGATTCATATGCTTTCTCACCAATTTTTTGCTTTATATAAGATACAAGGGTGTTGCTTTTTTCGTCTCCGAGACGCTTAAAAGTTTTCTGGAAATAAAGCTGAACCATATCGAGAACAACATCGTTTCTTTTATAAATTTCTAATAAAGATAAATACAAACGCTTATCTTCACCCCATTGTTCATGACATGTGCTTCTGTAATATTTGTCAGGCATCATGCATGAGCCATAGTTAATAATACGCTGGCTTCCAAGCTTAACGTCTTCGACGGTTTGCATGTGAGTGGCATAGACCTCCTTCACAGCTTTAGTTAAAGCAATTGCCAGCCTTTGATCTGACTGCGCTTTCAATTTGAGATAGTTTTCTGCCATTTCCATGAGCCTTGTTGTAACATTTATGGTTAATGATTGATCATGGTCGCTTGCAGGAGCAAGGATAAAGATGAAAAAAAGTCGTAAAATACTCGTTTACGTTATAGCTGCGATTATTGCTCTCCTAATAATTCCTGAGATCATCTTAAGGGAAGTTCCAAATGACATGCTTGCTAGTCTTGGAGACTTTACAAGTTTGGGCGGTTTAATAAGCCCTTTCCTCTCTGCGATGATTTTTATTGGTGTATCGTCAATACTGATCGGGATTCTCAGCGTGTATGCAGTGAGACAATTTTACCGTTTTTTAGTACGCGTGAAGAGTAAATAACCTGACATGAAATAGGGTTAGGCACTACTCAGATACAGCGACCTATTGCTGCGCTGGTTTACCGGATATGAGGGGTGTTAGCAGCCCGCCGAAAAAGGCTTCCAGCGACTTTTTGTGCGTGAACTGGTCGGCGTGTTTGAGCGCAGCTGGCCCTGTTCGTTCCAGCATCCCACGCTGAAAGAAATCGCCGGCTGGCTGACGGAGCATAGCGGCATCACGGTCACGGTGCCGGATGCGGCCTACAGCGACAGGCCGATCCCGCACTTCACCCATTCCGGCAGCGGGTTCCAGTTGCTGGATAATCTGGGCCGCGCGTTTGGTGTGAATGATTACGTCTGGTATCAGCTGCCGGATGGCTCTCTTTATCTGGGCGGCGCGGAAAAGGCGCTGTTTGCCGGGCGGCCCGTGGATATTCCGGCAGACTTTAACCAGGGCGCTGCCGGTGGCAACAGCATGACCATCCCTCTGGTGCAGACCCTGCGCCCCGGTGTGGAGGTGAACGGACAGCGGGTGACGAAAATAAACCTGTCCGGTGACAACATGACCATCACATGGACGCCGCGCGACAAGGCAACCGGCAGGCCGTTACAGAAAACCCCGATTCAGCGCCAGATAGAGGCGCATTATCCTGAGCTGGCCTCCGGGCTGCATCTGCCGAAATTTGCGCGGGTGGTGGCGCACAGCGAGCCGGTGAGCAGCGGGAATTTTTCTGATCCGTTCCGCCCGCGCTATGCCGTTGACGTGCAGCTGCTTGACGCAGACGGTAAGCCGGACGGTAACACGCCGGTTTATTCCGCCGTGCCGCTGCCGGTGCCGATGGCCGGTAATGATTCGGGGATGTTCCAGTTTCCGCCGGAAGGCACGCTGGTTGAAGTGGGCTTTACCGGCGGGCGTGCGGATAAGCCGTTTGTACGCCAGGCCGTGCCGGATGGCACAAGCCTGCCGGACGTGAAGCCGGGCGAGCAGCTGCAACAGCAGCGGGAAGAAGTGTCACAACGCGTCACGCAGGCCGGTGACTGGGTGCGCAAGACTGACCAGACCATCAGCGAAACATCCATGAGCCGCGAAGTGACCGCAGACCTGGAGCGCCGCGAGCTGGTCAGCCGTGAAACCACGGTAAAAGCCACGGATAAAACCACGGTACTGGGAACGGTCAGCCTGCTGGCCGGTGCCGTTCAGCATGTGGCCACCGGCGATTACGCCATCGCAGCCAGCGGCAAATTTCTGGCTCGCGTGGAAGGCGATGCCGAAGCTGAAATTGACGGCCACCAGAAAACGCACGCGAAGGGCGGCATTGAGACGCAGACCGATGGCGGGCTGACCGAGAAAATCGCGCAGCTGCGTAAAAGCGTCGCGGCGGGCGGTCAGCAAATTATGGGGCCAACGGTACACATCGGCAGCGAAAGCGTTAACACGCTGCAAATGATGCTGGATACCATAGACCTGCTGGCACAGCTGGCCAGCCAGTGCGCCAGCCATTCACACCCCGGCACCGGCGGGCCTACCACTGCCGCCGCGTTCAGCCAGACGGCGGCGCAGGCGACACAGACCCGCAGCCGGTACGAAAACATTATCGCCTGATCCGACAAAATGCCCGCCAGTACGCGGGCTTTTTTATGCCTGTCATTAACCCATCCAGAACGCACCACAGCGCCCGCATCGCGTTGACCGCGCACCGCCATCCCTGAAACAGATCCCGCCCGCCTCGTTGCGCTGACGCAGCCACAGCCCCACAAAATAAAACGTTCGCAGACAAAAACGGCACTACACCGCACCCGCCTGCAAGTTTTGGATCACAAAAATTTTTCAGTTTTGTTTTTTTACAAATGATATCGCCAGACCGCGCCAGCGCTGGGGCTTTGCCAGAAAAACGAAACTGAAAAGATTGAAATGAATTTCACTTTTTTTCAGTAAAAAGGATCTCTGATGTTTTAGGTGGATTTCATAACATGCAGAAATAAAAAGGTTTTTTTAATTTTATGCGAAAAGAAAGGATCTGCGGCGTCACGTTATACCGGGGCGCGAGAAGCCGTAAAAGTTAGAGCTGGCGCGGCCTGCCGGTGAAAAGCCTGTTTCCGCATGACTGAAAAAAAACGCATAGCGTATACTGTGATTATATACAGTAAAAATATTCTGCAGGGGTGTGATATGGGGCGTTTGGCCATTAGCGGTGCGCTTTTTATTTTTAAGAAGCGAGGGGAAAAACTGGAGCCGTGGGAATCTGAAACTTGTAACGGCTGGCCTGATCATCGTTATGTGCTCTGGCCACGCGCTGAATGGTGGGATGTTCGTTATCTGAAAAGAACACAAGAGGGTAAAGAGTGGTTGCCTATCGCGGAAAAGCCCTTTGCTGATGAGTCGGCGGCATGGCTGGCTGCATATAGTCACTGGCTGAAACGGTCAAAATAGGAGTAGAGCCTTACCAATACAAAATTAAGCCAGGTGGACACTGGACAAAAAAAGGGACTACGTTCTCACATGTCCCCCTTATTTTATTTTTGGAGCTTGCGTGAGTAGAACGCGCGGAAAATCCCTGCATACTTAATCCGGTTTTTCCGTTTGCCTAGTAGTTACGGCGAGTGTTGAAGAGGAATGATTTTTGGGCATAAGACTCTTAAAACTGGTTTTGTCTGCTTCAAAGAGGCATATAGAGTAATCTTTTAATGATGCGCTGATCCCTTTTGAGCCGTATAAAGATAATAAGACATATTTCTCATTTGGGTCACTACTGCATGCGGTACTGTCTACCATAACCATTGCTTTTTCATCTTTAATGGTACCTTCACCAGTATATCCACCTATGAAATAACAGATAGCGGGGAGTACGCAAATTGCAAACGCTATAATGTAATATTTCTCAGCTTTGTAAAACCCAGAGTCAATACAAAACATGTTAAAAGCAACAAAAACTATAATGCCAGCGGAAGCAATTAAAAATATATTGTAGTAAAGTCTTTCATGACTTCCAAAAAACTTCCAGAGAATTAAAATAGCCAAGCCAATAGTAATTATTGTCAAAAAACCAATTTGAGAAAAAATCATCCTTAATATTTTATTTATTTTTCCTTTTAGGCCAGCAGGTGTCTCTTTGAGTTTTATGGGATGTATTTTTTTTAGTATATCATCGTGTTTAGTAGTCCCGTAAGCATCAATGAAACTCATTAATAATTGCAGCGCAAGTATGCCTATGCCTGATATTATTGGTATGATAAACGATTTGATTATATCTAAAGGTGACAGCAAGCTAAAAACGATTTGCAGATCTATTTTGAAGTTATACCAAAAGCCACATATGAATGAGAATCCGCAAGTAAATGTATACGTAGTTAAAAAAAGGTTTTAGGTATATCAAGAAGAAATTTATTGGACATTACAATGTATCCATTACTCTTAAAAATTGTTGATTATCAAGTTAACAAAAACTATTAGCACAGCTAGTTATTTGCAAGGATAGCGAACAAGATTTGTATACCTTACTTAACTATAAGCGACAGTGTAGGCACGTACAATGCATACATCTAAGTGCTACCTAAAAAACTCACCCAAGATGCCATGATCATTGACTCGTACATAACACGGCTTGCTTAGCACAAAGCATGTGCTCTAGGTTCCCATTTCTGAATGGGGGACAAAAAGGGGACATTTGGAATCATAAAAGAGAAAGCCACTTACCAAGAAGTGGCTTAACTCTATGATTTTACAGCTAAAATTTGGTGGCCCCTGTTGGGTTTGAACCAACGACCAAGCGATTATGAGTTAGGATACAACTTCTTACCTAAAAATACTTATCTATAATTTTCAGTGGCTTAGTGATATTTTATTCGCTGTATAAATAACCAGAAATACTCTAAAATACTCGTTTGCGGTATCCTATAGGTATCCTAGAGCAAAACAAGCGATTTGCAGGATACCATGATCGCTTGGTATGGGGTGTTTGTGGAAACATTCAAATTCACGAAAGCAAAACTCGAAAGCCTGCCGCCTGCTGAACGTGGCCAGGTGGAGTATGGTGATACCGTTGTTAACGGGCTACGGCTCCGAGTGGGGATAAGTGGCGCGAAGAGCTTCTGTATCTCCAGAAAACGTAATGGAAAATTCATACGGGCCACTTTAGGCAGATTTCCCGATCTTACTATTGATAATGCCAGGGCAAAGGCTCTCGAACTGCTGGGAGACGTAGCAACTACTGGCAGAAACCCTAACGTCGAAAAGCGCATCAATGAGAAGGCTTTGGTTACGCTTAATGATGCTCTGGACACCTATATCAAAAGCCGTGATGAACGGTTAAGCGCCGATACAGCTAAACAGTATCGTTCCATCCTGCAGAATTACTCTGGTGACTGGATGAAACAACCAATCGCCTCTATAAGCCGTGAACGGGTGGAAACCAGACACAAAGCCGTTACTGATGGTTCTGTGTGGTTTGGTGCTGATAAGTCTACGCTCCGCGCTGGAGTTGGAACCGGCAGTAAAGCACAGGCCGATCTATGGGCGAGGGTACTGCGTGCTATATACCGCTTCGCGCATGATCACTACCGTGACGATGAAGGAAAAACGCTCCTTCCAGACCCGCCAACAATGGTGCTGAGTACAAAGCGCAAATGGCATGGAACTGTCAGAAAGACTGAACGTATCCGTACCAATGAGCTTGGCAGGTGGTTTAGCGCTTTATCGTCCGTGCGAGATATTGCTGAACAGGGGCGCGATGATATAGCTGCTGCGGTATGTGATGCTGTGGAAATGGCTATTTTTACCGGACTACGTAAATCTGAAATTTTAGAGCTTAGCTGGGATAGAGTTAATCTTGGAGGCAGATATTTTTGGATTGATACCACAAAGAACGGCGATCCGCTTGAACTCCCCATTACTGAAACTCTACTAAAATTATTTCGCCGCCGAGCCAAGATGAAAGCAGCAGATGGCTTATTAGTTTTTCCTGGTGATAAAGGTGTAATTAAAGAGTACAGGCACATTATCGATCGCATAAGTGCTGCCACCGTGCCAGATCCAAACCCGGACCTGCTAAAGCCTATCCCTTTCAAATGGCATGACGGCCGCCGAACCTTCGGCACCGTTGCTGAGCTGGTGGGGGTGGGTAATTATATCCTGAAACGCCTGCTCAACCACCGAACGATGAGAAGCGCTGACGTTACCCAAGGCTATCTGCATTTCAGTGCTGATGAACTGATGGATCCAGCTTCAAGAATAGAACGAGCAATACTTGAATATGCAGGGATGATTGAAAGCAAAAAAGACATTAACACTCAATTAATGTCTGTTTTGGAGAATCTTAGCGAAGAAGAGAAAAGAAAATTAATCTTCGCGATTTCAAATGATAAAAAGGGTTGCCGGGTATGACTCATGGTGAAATGAGTATTAGAGCTACAATTGTGGCGATGTTTATAAACGAGCTTTTTATTGATGGTACTGATTCTACGGCTATTTCAATATTGCGTGAAGGCTTTAATACAGATACCTCTGCAAGCTTGGCGCGCAATATGGTCAATAATATAATTCATTATTTCGAATGCTCTGATAATCCAATTGAAGAGTTTTTATATTTCATTGGGATAGAGAATGCTGAAACTAGATGTAATGAACAGTCAATCAATACATTATTGTACATGGATGAAAAACAAACACCATTTTTAACCGATATACCATTATCTGGTGATGGAATCACAGTGTTGAATGCTGCGCTTGCGTTACACTTTGTAGGAATGAAAAATAATGCTGATAACCTTGCGAAAGTTGGTATTAAGTTGCTAATGGAGGGTGTTTTTAGTGACGAAATATCCGCCAGGGAGTTTAATGAAATAGCGCAAAAGGCGATTTCAGACGCTCAGAGAGAAAAGGCAAAAAGACCACGAAGCCCATATTATTCAGAGGTCATTGAAGTTATTAAACTTACCTGGGAAAAATATCCTTGCGGTGCAAAAACAGCGTTACTTGATGCCTTGTCCGCTCATTATCATGGCAAAGTAAGTCGTAACGCATTGGATAACTGGATCTCCCTCTCTGGATTGAGACCCCCAAAACCAGAAAAATATACACGCCTTGAATTGGTGTTCCCCCAATAGCTGGCTGCTGGGGGGATGTTACTGGTTATTGTGTCGTTGCATCCGGCAGTTGAGAACCAGTAGCCAGTTATTGGACTGATAAGCTATTACGCCATCATAGATATTTATCACCGTTGTTAACCATTAATACCCGGTGATAAATATGAAATTACTCCATTCTCCTTTCTCATTAGAACGCCTTACTCGTGCAGAAGCGGCTGCTTATCTTGGCGTTAATTCTCAAACTTTGGCTAATTGGGCTCACACAGGAAAAGTGGAAATCCCACACCATAAGGTTGGTCGCAAAGTCATTTATATGAAGTCAGATCTCGATAGTTACCTTGCGGCGAACCGTCGTACTCAGACGGCATAAGGTAGCGGGTATGACACATAAAACAAAAGCGGCCATGCAGGGCCGCCAATGTCACTACCAAATATTTAAGCAAAGCCAGGATACCAGGGTTAATGCTGGTGGTCAAAGCCTGAGCGCTCCTGTGATTACAGGAACTGCGGCATTGGCGCACACCCCATTTCCCCAAATCTGGGGAGAACAAGATCAGCGTGCCGGGTGTACTGCAATGCAGCATACCCCGGAGAAATGCCGTAGTCTCGACTGTCACCCAGATATTGGGTATCAAATCCTGAGCAATTTTTCGCTCGCTGATGTAATTCAGCTTTTTGGCGCTGAATTTAATTTGTTTTCACATGTTTGGCGTAGCAGGTCTTTTTCCTCTTTTCCACATGCTACCGACGAAGTGCTACAAGAGCGGAAAAAGAAAAATGCGGCAACAGCAATTAGTAGGATGAGTAACCCTTTTTTAAAATTATCCATTGCTCACTCCCTAGGCTCGATGCCGCGCTGCTGTAACTCTTTGCGGATGATGCGCTTGATCCAGGCCGCCAGAGATTCATCACCATCTTGCTGCTGGGCCTGTTCCATTAGCGCACGTAACTCAGGATCTAGTCTGAACTGGAATGGTGGATTACCACGTCTTTCATTCTTGTGTGTTGACACGTCAATTACACCCGATGTAATGTGTTTATGTGTAATGACACATTACATACATAAGTTACAAATAGCAACGCCCCGGAGTGCGGGAACACTGCCGAGGCGTCTGACCAAAACGTTATCAGAGGTAACGACTATGGCTGAATTACAGTCTACCCAAACTCGCACTGAATTTACATGGAGATTTATCTCTGCTTCTGAGCGCTACCCTACCGCCAAACCATTGGTGATCTACGTCAACGCATCCAGCGAACAGGAGGCCCGCGAGACTATGCCGGGGGTAAACCTCATTTTTGCTGCTCGTCTGCCATTTCATGATCTTCGGGTTGTGGAGGTTTGCCATGCGTGAATTAACCAATAAAAGCACGTCAATAGCCTGTGAACTGGCTGCGTTGTTGATGGTTGTCGAGGAGTGCGACGTAGATCAGGTTGAGCGTGAAAACCTTATCAGTCTGGCCAGACGAGTATCGGATCAACTGGCGGCAAGCATGGTCGAGCAGAATTCAACGGGGGGGCTCAATGGATAACTTTTACACCTACCGCAGCAAAAAAGATTTGCTGTTACTGGCGCAAGAGGTTGCCGCGCTTCTGTCATGTGCTGCTTACCTTGCGACTACCAGAGGCGAGGAAGAGCGTATCCATGTAATGAGTTTGACGCACCTGGCTCAACGGCTTTCTGACGAGCTGGCAAACTCACTGGATATTTCTACTTTTTCAGACCCTGAATCGCGGGAGGCAAAATCATGATCAGCAATGTGAAGTTTAACGAGCTGGCTAACCGCGTTGATCTGCTGGTTGAAAAGGTTTTGCATCTTGAGGCACAGGTTAAGTCACTCACTGATAGTCAGGGGGGTGAAATCCCTCCGGGTATGACGCCAGTAGCAACACTGGCCGCTGAATACGGTATCTCAACCAAAAAGGCTGAGGAACTGGCGAAAAACACAGGGGTGATGCTGGTTAAGCTGAAATCTGGCGGGTTCGTTGCACCTGATGAAAAGTTCAGGGAAGCGGCGCGTCTGGTGCTGCGCAGCGCTAAGCGCAAATATGGCTCTGCGTACTGGTTCCATCCTCTGATCGGCAAATTCCAGATGAGCGGGGGCATTCCAAAATGACGGTACAACTGACAGCTGTAGAAACCGTTTCTGATGCCCTGTTCACCTGTTCGTATCTGTGGGCGCACGGCAAGCAATACAGTCACAGCGATTTGGATAAAGCGCTCCACCAGCATAAGGACCCCACTACCCGTTACGGAAAGCTGGTGGCTCGCCTCAACCAGATAGCAGCAATGCCGTATGAGGAACTCTGTGATGCCGGATATCTCGATACGGACCGCAAACAAATGATTACAGCGCGGCGTTCTGTGCTGGTGGAAGAGATAGGCGAAGGGGAAATGAATGCCATGCTGTCTGACGTGCAGCGCATTCACCGGGTCTTCCCTGATGCTGGTGCAAAGTTCAGGACAAAGCTGCCTCTCTCTCGCGGTTCTGAGGGCTTTGATATCCGTCAGGACTATATCCTTAAACACTTTCTGCCAGCGCAATCACTGTGCAGCATTTACGGTCCCAGCGGTTCGTATAAGAGTTTTCTCGCTGTATCGTGGGCCTGTCACATTGCTGCGGGTCTGCCATGGGCTGGGAAGAAGGTCACTTCCGGCGCGGTGCTGTATGTGGTTGGTGAGGGGGGCGTAGGCGTTCCCCGGCGTATAAAGGCTTGGGAGCAGGTGCACGGCATACAGGCGGACAACCTCTGGCTGGTCAATCGTCCGGTGTTTCCTGTGCGCGAGTCAGAGGTAACGGAAGTGCTTCTGGCTGCCAGGCAGATTGAAGCTGAATGTGGTGTGCCGGTTCGCATGGTGGTGATCGATACGCTGGCCCGTTGTTTTGGCGGTAACGACGAGAACGATGCTCGTGATATGGGGGCATTTATTGAAGGGTGTGACGTTATCAAACAGAAAACGGGTGCAACGGTGCTGGTAGTTCACCACTCCGGCAAAGATGAAGGGAAAGGCGCTCGCGGTTCCAGTGCTTTCCGCGCTGCGCTTGATACTGAATTTAACGTTAAACGTGAAGGGGATGGAAAGGCGCTTATTCTGACCTGTACCAAAATGAAAGACGCGGAGGAGCCAGAGCGTAAAGCGTATGACCTGAGAACGGCAGAGCTTTACACCGATGAAGATGGTGAGCTTGTTTGCTCTCTGGTTGTGCACGATCAGCCGAGAGAGGCTAAAGAGGTTGAGCCTGAACTGGCCAATGTCTCCCGTCTTAGCGATAACCACCATGCACTATGGCAGGCAGTACGCAGCCGCACAGCTAAGGGGGAGCCATGCACTATCTCCGTCATTAAAGACGATCTACGTGCAACGCTGGGTGCAGACAAAGTGAGAAAGTCATTCCCGCGCTGGCTGGACAAGCTGGAGAGTGAGCAAATCATTCGCATCGAGGGTGAGAACCTTTACCCGGTAACAGTCGAGTAAATGCGGCGGTAAGTGCGGCATGTGCGGCATTTAGTATGTTTTATGACCAAATGCCGCACTTAGTCCCTGTATACACGAGCTAAGTGCGGCATTTCACTGAAACCCCCGTCATTACTGGGTTTGCGTAATTTTTTGAGAAAACTGGTGCGGCGCTAAGTGCGGCATTGCTAAACGCGGCGCTAAGTGCGGCATCATGGACAAATCAGGAGTAAGCAAGGGAATTATAAAGACGACTATCGATCTGGCAAAGGGTCATGGCTCAAGCGGAGGAGGTATTAAACCGACTCCAGATGTCGCTTAAATATGGTAAAGATATGCCGGAACGCGGCGAAAAAATTCATTAAGGAGATTTTATGCCAATCACAATACAGGATATTAAAACTCACAAGGACCAATACGGGCTGCATGACCTGGACACGATGAGCACAGAGGAATACCGAAAGGCCTTGTCTGATGGGGCATTCTTCTGGATCGATCACCATGACTTTCTGCGAAGCACTTTATCAGAGGAGATCTTGACTACAAACCGGGAACAATTGGAAACGTTGATTGAATACTTACAAAGCATTAGCGACAAAATGTCATCCTAACCGCAAGTGATGAAAGATGGCCGCTTGTTGGCGGCTATCTATCAATACTTTTCAAGTATGCTTCTTAAATTAGAGTTTAATGTATATTCATAGCCTTTTTGCGGCTGTTCAAAGATGATGGAATCACTGAAATTTCTAAAAATATATTCGCTAGGTGAGTAATGTAATCTTCCACTGCGATCTGTCCATGTTGTTTTTGTGACATCTTTTTCTAAAAGTAATTTAAATGAAGATATTTCCTTTTCAGCCATGGCATTAAACGCTCTGGTTGCAGCGTTTTTTTCCAATTGAGAAATGTCATTATTGAATTTTTTCTCAAGTATATCTTTTGCGATACTTGTTAACGCCACACTCTGTGAGCGGTCTCCTGTTGCAACAACATAGGTGATATTTAAATTGCATAAAGAAAACAACGTAGCACCTTTAGCATGTGAAGCATTATTTTTGCCAATTAGTTTTTTTATTATGTAAAGTTGAAAGACATCCAGTTCATCAATGGAAGAACTAATTTTATCTTTTAGCAATTCTTTTTCATGCTCTTTGTTTTGTTTTTCAATTAGAGCTTGTGCTTCTAATTTTTGTTTCTCTATTTTCTTGGATATCATAGTGTGTATAGTATTAATGACAGAAAACACCAAGCGAATTGAAGTTATTAGGATTAAACTTTGTGGAATCAATTTGGGAACTGGATCTAAAATGAAATGGTCTGGTGAAGATAAGATGATAGCGGCTAAGCAAGTCAGCAATATAGCGATATTCAACCGAACGTCAGTCATTTTTTGTAAGGATTCTAAAAACTCTTTATATCCCTGCATCCACACACCCGTATCAATTTGGAGAGAATTGTAAATTACTTATACCTGATTCTACTCCTTCCTCCTTCTTACTCAAGAGGGGGTTTTATTTAATATTCTCATGTATATCTTGAAGAGTGGCACTCAGACGTGAGCCGCCACTGGCCGTTAAGTCAAGCTGTAGCGAGTACAGCCTGCGAGAGGCAGAAAAAGATTTAACGGCCTCCCCTCCAAGCGCTGGTTTCACGTCTCAACGTTAATTGTTACGGAAACCACTCCATGAAGAAATTACTCGAATTACGCCAGCAGAAAACTGCACTCAAAACCCAGATGCGCTCCATGCTGGACAAAGCCGACACCGAAAAGCGCAGCCTGAACGAAGAAGAGGGCAAAAAGTTCGATGAACTACGCGCCCAGGCTGATGCCCTCGAAGTTGAGATCACCCGTCTTGAAGCCGTCTCCGACGATCAGCGCAATCTGCCTGGCACTTCCGTTGAAGGTGAGCCAGTAAGCAACGACGAGCTACGCCACTACATCATGACCGGTGATACCCGCTCTCTCTCCACGCTGGTGCAGGCTGACGGCGGTTATACCGTTATTCCTGAACTGGACAAAGAGATCATGCGCCAGTTGCAGGATGATAGCGTGATGCGCTCCATCGCAACGGTGAAGACGACCAAAACTAACGAATACCAGAAGCTTGTATCAGTGGGCGGCACTACCGTTAATCGCGGTACCGAAGGTGAACCTCGTACCGAAACCAGCACGCCGAAGATGGAGCGCGTTGATATTAAACTCAACCCGATCTACGCCTACCCGAAAACCACTCAGGAGATTCTCGACTTCTCCGAGGTGGATATTCTGGGCTGGCTGTCTTCTGAAATTGCCGACACCTTCACCGCTACCGAAGAGAGCGACTTTGTGAACGGCGACGGTGATAAAAAATCCAAAGGGTTCCTGTCTTACCCTCGCGCTGCCACTGCCGATAAAGCCCGTCCGTTCGGTACGCTGGAGAAGATGGAAGCGGCTGACGTTTCCTCTGATGGTCTGATCGACCTGCTGTACAAACTGAAAGCCAAATACCGCAAAAACGCCGTATGGGTGATGAATTCCAACACCGCCGCCAAACTGCAAAAGCTGAAAAACGGCAACGGGGATTACATCTGGCGCGATCGTCTGGTTGCCGGTTCTCCCGATACGCTGTTGGGCCGTCCTGTTCAGTATCTGGAAACCATGCCGGATGCGGAGGCGGGTAAAGCGTTCCTCGCGGTGGGCGACTTCAAGCGCGGCTATTTTATCGTGGATCACACCACTGGCGTGCGTACCCGTCCTGACAACATCACCGAACCGGGTTTCTACAAGGTGCATACCGATAAATACCTGGGCGGCGGCGTGGTGGACTCCAACGCCATCAAGGTGCTTGAGATTTCCGGCTCCGGTTCCTGATTTGACGTTTAAGGGGCTTCGGCCCCTTTTTGCCCTCTGTGGAGTCCAGTAATGAAAACTATCGATTTTGAAATCCGTACTTCCGAAGTGAGCGCCAGCAACAAAAAGCTGGTGGGCTATGCGGTGCGCTGGAACAGTCTGTCAGAAGTGATCTGGGATGAGTTCCGCGAACAGTTTGCGCCGGGCGCGTTTAAAGACAGCCTGGCATCCGGTAGCGATGTGCGTGCGCTGTACGAGCATAACTATACCCAGCTGCTGGGCCGCACTAAATCCGGCACGCTGGTGCTGTCCGAAGACGATACCGGACTGCGCTTTGAGCTGACCCCGCCGAATACCCAGCTTGGCAATGATGTGCTGGAGCTGGTGGAGCGCGGGGATATCTCCGGCATGAGCTTTGGTTTCCGGGCGCTGAAAGAGGCGTGGGATATTGCTCAGTCTCCATATCTGCGCACTGTTACCGCTGCCGAACTGCGGGAGATTACCGTTACCTCTATGCCTGCTTATCCTGAGTCTGGCGTGGAAATCGCGCATCGTTCGCTTTTCTCCCAACATCCTGAACTGCGCCGCGCTGGCGATAACCGTCGCCGCTGGGCTGAATTAGCGGGGCTCTGATATGTGGAATATCTGGCCGTTTGGCCGTAAGTCTGAACCCTCTGAGCAGCGCAGCATGACCATTGATGAATTTCTGGCGATGGCAGGGATTCCAAATACCGGATCAGGCGAGTATGTGTCTGCGGGTACTGCGGAATCTCTGCCGGCGGTCATGAACGCCGTATCAGTTATCAGTGAGGCGGTAGCAACAATGCCCTGCTATCTCTACCGCGTCCGTAATGATAATGGTCGTGAGGCGCGAGAATGGCTGAGCAATCACCCGGTGGATTTTCTCCTGAACGAGCAGCCGAACGACTGCCAGACGCCTTACCAGTTTAAACGCACGATGATGCGCCACTGCCTGCTGAACGGTAACGCCTATGCGGTGATCCAGTGGGGCCGTGACGGCCAGCCGCAATCCCTGCATCCGTATGCGCCGGGGGCGGTTGTTCCTGAGCGTATCGGCCAGCATAAGTACAAATACACCGTTACTGAGCCGTTTACCGGGGTAGTGCGCACCTACCTGCAGGAAGAGATTCTGCACCTGCGTTACTCCACCGATGATGGCTTTCTGGGTCGCTCGCCGATCACCATCTGCCGTGAAGCTCTGGGTTTAGGTCTGGCCCAGCAGCGCCACGGATCCAGTGTGATGAAAAATGGCCTTATGGCCTCTTCAGTCGTAAAAACAAGCGAATGGTTTGACGATATCAAAGGCAAAAAGGCGATGGATGCGCTTGAGCGCTACAAAGGCGCTAAGAATGCCGGTAAGACGCCTATTTTAGAGGGCGGAATGGACTTCCAGCAGTTGGGAATGAGCAATCAGGATGCTGAATGGCTGGCCTCCCGTCGATTCACCATCGAAGACATTGCACGCATGTTCAACGTGTCGCCCATCTTCCTGCAGGAATACAGCAACAGCACCTACAGCAATTTCAGCGAAGCGAGCCGCGCCTTTCTCACCATGACAATGCGCCCGTGGCTGGCAAACTTCGAACAACAAATCAAATCTTCGCTGCTGGTGGCCTCCCCTGTTCCGGGAACCCGCTATCAGGTGGAGTTTGACTCTGCTGATCTTCTCCGTGCTACGCCAACCGACCGTTACGCCACTTATGAGCGCGGCATCAAGAACGGGATTATGAACCCGAACGAAGCCCGCGAGCGTGAGGGGATGCCACCGCGTGAAGGTGGTGACGAGTTCAGCCAGGCATGGAAGCAAGAAGTGAAAATCAGTAGCGATAAGGGGGAGGAACAGTGAGAGCGGGAAGTATGAAACGCCGGGTGACGGTGCAGAACTATGTATCCAGACAGTCGCCATCAGGCCAGGTAATTAAAGAATGGAAAGACCTGTGTACGGTATGGGCTGATATCGCTGACGTGAGTGGTAAAGAGATAATTGCATCCGGCGCGATCATGAACCAAATCACCACCCGCATCTGGATCCGTTACCGCCCCGACATCCTGGCCGGTTTTCGCCTTCTGTGGCGCTCACCCAATGCCCGCGGAATGGCCTATTCGGTTGATGCTGTTATTCCCGACAAAGACCATACCCGGCTTGAGTTGCTCTGTAAGGGAGGGATTTTTAATGGTTGATCTGATCACCCTGGCAGAAGCAAAGCTGCACTGCCGTATTGATGATGATTATGAAGATGCGCTCATTCAGGCGTACATAGCTGCGGCGATGGAGGTCTGCCAGAAGCATATCGGCAAGCGATTTGATAACGGTCTGGAGTTCACCCCTGCTATCAAGATCGGCTGTCTGATGTACGTTTCTCAGCTGTATGAGTACCGCACGATGATTGGTGAAACCGATGCCAAAGAGATACCGATGGCTGTCTCTGCTTTGTGGTCTGTCTACCGTGATGTGGGGGTGTACTGATGCCGTGGCAGCCAATGCGCCGGTGCACCGAGCCGGGATGTAATAAGCGTGTTAAGTCCGGCAAGTGTGACGAACATAAGCGAGAAGCGTGGCGGGCAGAGGATGCCAGGCGCGGCCACCGCCGCGCCCGTGGTTACTCAGTCTCATGGGAGAAGTACCGCGCTCAGTACCTTAAGCGCTATCCGCTGTGCGTTGAGTGTCAGAAGCTGGGCCTCTACGTTCCCGCAAAGATTGTCGATCACATCATTCCTATCATCGGCGGTGATGATGTTCTGTTCTGGCCTGAGTGGAATCATCAGCCGTTATGCCAGGCGCATCATAACCAGAAGACCACACAGCAAGACCCAACTACCAAAGCGAAGCGTAAAGCAGGGCTGTACCGCGAGCAGGAAGAGAATGCAGCAGAGCGCAATAAGTGGATGTATGAGGCCCGCAATGAATGAGAAAGACGTGGTGAATCTGTATCGATCATTGATGCGATGTCGTGATGGCTTCATGAAGGGGCGCACCACACGCGATGAGCGCCAGCCAGTGAAGCGCAGGAGCGAGCGTGAGCGGGAGGTGATGGAATGCTTCCGCAACCGCTGACAGGCCGCATGGACGGGGTGGGGGAGGTTTTAAAGACAAAGCCCCTGCTGCAAGGCACCGCCTGCCCCCTCAAATTTTTACGCACGGTGATTTTTTTGAAAATAAAACGCGATGGAAACGAGAAATTTTTATGGCAAGACCACCAAAACCGCCCGCTTACCTTGATGAGTTAGCCGCGCAGCAGTGGAAGGCGAAGGCAAAGCAACTGGCCGAACGCGGGGATCTGACTCCCGCCGACTGGAACAACCTTGAGCTTTTTTGCGTTAACTATTCGATGTACCGCAAAGCAGTGGAAGACCTTGCCAGCCGCGGATTCAGCATTGTTAACAGCCAGGGGGGCGAGAGCCGTAATCCGGCGCTTAGCGCAAAGGCCGACGCTGAAAAAATCATGATTAAAATGTCGTCGCTGCTGGGCTTTGACCCGGTAAGCCGCCGCCGTAATCCGGTAGAAACGGAAGAGGAGGACGAGCTTGACCGTCTGGAATGATTACGCAAACGCCATTAAATCCGGTGAAATTCCGGCCTGTAAGCGCGTAAAACAGGCCGTTGAAAGGTACTTTTCAGACCTGAATGACCCCCGTTATGAGTTCGATACGGCGACCGTGGAGCGGTTTATTGCTTTCTCCCGGCTCTGTCCACACGTCAAAGGCCCGCTGCGCGGCCAGCCTATAGAGCTGGAGCCGTGGCAACAGTTCGCCTTTGCTAATCTGCTGGGCTTTAAGAACAGCGAGTCAGGGCGCCGGAAGTACAGCAGCGCATTTATTGAGGTGCCGCGTAAGAACGCCAAATCAACCGTGGCCGCCATGCTGGCTAACTGGTTTCTGGTGATGGAGAAGGGCCAGCAGGATATCTACACGGCGGCGGTGAGTCGTGATCAGGCCCGAATCGTATTCGACGATGCCCGCCAGATGTGCCTGCTGTCAAAACCGCTGAAAAAGCGCGTCAATATCCAGGCGCATAAGGTCATTTACCCGAGGAGCAACAGCCTGCTAAAGCCGCTGGCGGCGAAAGCGGCCACCATTGAGGGGACTAACCCCAGTCTGGCGATTGTCGATGAGTACCACCTTCACCCGGATAACGGCGTTTATTCCGCGCTTGAGCTGGGTATGGGCGCTCGCCCTGAGGCTATTTTGTTCGCTATCACGACTGCCGGGAGTAACGTTGTCTCTGCCTGTAAACAGCATTATGACTACTGCTGCCAGATTCTGGCCGGGGAAGAGAGCAACGATTCGCTTTTTGTCCTGATCTACGAACTGGACGACGAAAGCGAGGTTGAGAAGCCTGAAATGTGGATTAAGGCTAACCCTAACCTGCATGTGTCCGTTGACGCGGCGAAACTGGAGTCCACCATCCAGAAAGCGCGGGGCATACCGTCGCAGTGGGTGGAAATGCTGACCAAACGTTTCAATATCTGGTGTCAGGGCTCCACGCCGTGGATGGGCACCGGTGCATGGGATGCCTGTGCGCTCGACTATAACGAAGACGATCTGGCCGGAATGGAGTGTTATGCCGGGTTTGACCTGTCCTCTACCAGCGACATCACCAGCGTAAGCTATGCGTTCCCGTTCGACAGGGAGATCAGACTCCTTACCCGTCATTATCTGCCGGAAGCGCAGCTGCTTAACGTCGCCAACAAAAACCGCGCCATTTACCGCCAGTGGGTAAAAGCGGGCTGGATACGCACCACACCCGGCGACTGTATCGACTATGACCGCATCCGTGACGATATTCTGCGCGACGCTGAAACATTCAGTATCCGGCTGGTGGGTTTCGATACGTGGAACGCCACGCACCTGCGCACCCAGCTACAGGGGGCGGGGCTTGATGTGGAGCCGTTCCCGCAAACCTATCTCAAATTCAGTCCAGTAGCGAAATCCTTTGAGGTGTTCGTTAATCGCAGAGTGGTTCGCCACCGTGGCGATCCGGTTCTGGCCTGGGCGATTGGTAACGTGGTGATGGAGTCTGACGCCAACGCCAACATTAAGCCCAACAAGAAGAAATCCTCTAACAAGATCGACCCGGCTGTGTCTGCGCTAATGGCGTTCGGCACCTTCCAGGCAGAGCATGAGGATTTTGCTTACGATATGAGCAACTCTCATAAAGAAAGATTATTAAAATTCAATGGTATATAGAATGCTTTTGGTGATAATTTGTTTGACAAAGGAATGCATGTAAGAGTGTTACTTATTATTGCTCATATATCTTGATGAGGAAGATAAAATGTCATTTTCAGCAACTGTCTTGAATGTTTTAATCGCATCTCCATCAGATGTACCAGAAGAAAGAGAAGCTATTACTGAAAGTCTTTATGAATGGAATGCTTTAAATTCGCAGACGTCAGGTTTTGTATTATTACCGGTAAGATGGGAGTCGCATAGTGCTCCTGCAATGGGAGACCGGCCGCAGGGTATTATTAATGATCAAGTGGTTAGAAACTGCGACATGTTGATTGGTGCTTTTTGGACTCGCTTAGGATCACCAACAGGAATTGAAGAAAGTGGTACTGTTGAAGAGATTAAGTGGTTTCTGAAACAACAAAAACCTGTGATGCTTTACTATTCGAAAAAACAAGTGGACCTCGATCTTATCGATACTCAACAGCTTGAGAAATTGAAAGATTTTAAAAAAAGTATTAGAGATAAAGGAATACAAGAGCAATATACGAACGTTGATGAGCTTAAAATGAAGCTATTGCGTCAATTAACAATAGTTTTGCGAGAAGTTTCAGTTAATACAGTTGTGGATGTGAAGGCTGTCAAGGCGGCGAAAAGTCACGAAGATAATAAATCTGATGCAGATAGCTCTACTTTATCCACTCCAAGTCCGAAAGCTAAGGTAAAAAAAACTACTAGTTCTAGCGAAATTCGCTTAATCGATTACACCGAAAAAGCATTTGTGGTGGTTGGAGACACAAGTGACTATGTGCAACAACTCAAAGATTTGAGTGGAAGGTGGATCTCAGTTCGTTGGGGTGGTAAAGCGTGGATGTTTTCTAAGAAGCGATTAAATGAAGTCGCTGAACTATTGGATTTGGCACCAGAAATGTTAAGCGACGATGAAGTGCTTTAATAATGGGTGGCCCGGCTCTCGCCGGGCCGGGCTTGTTACGCTGTTACTTACGTAGAATATACACAAGAGCGATGCCAACAGGCACAGCAACAAATGGACTTAGACCAATGTTACTTAGCGTTATTAGCAGGCCACTCAAGGCCACCATACGCTTTGACAGCAGGTCTGAGCCCTTTATAGAGTCATTCAT